GCTATTATTATCAGACATTCGGCTTACTGAGTTTCCAAATTTTGGGGTTTGTTCCGTTGTTGTTAAATCATCAACTCCCCCGTTTGCAATCTTTGGCGATGGGGTAAATACTTCAGCATCCTTTATTTTTAAGAACTCGCATTTAGTAACGGGGTTCGATGGGTTGTAATTCTCGACTTTATACAAACGGAAATACGCACCATCAAAATAATATTGTTCCCTAAATGATAGTTTTCTTATATCCCCAGCTTTTAAATAAAACCAACCTTTTACAATCTTACTATTTTTATCCGTTATTTCTTCAATGAATTTAGAATGGTATATATTATATAAATTGTTATTAGTCCACGTAATAGGGTTAAACGTATTGTCCCAATATATTTCTTTAGTTAAGCCGAAATTAATATCTATCGTTGGGTTAAACGGGTCATCATAATGTCCCGCATAAGGATATTGTAATTCAACTTGGTCGGCTACTAAATCGCTTTGATGAGTCCACGTGTATATCGTATCCTTTAAACCACCATAATATAAAATTCGTATGTTGCTTTGTGTTCGAACCTCTTGCCCGTTGTTATCTACTTTTTTAATGGTTGGCAAAACTTTATCGTTGTAGCTTTGCCCTACGCTTGGTGTTGGCGAAAATATAACATCCGTTTTGTATTCATTCTTTATAAAATCGTTGTTAATACGTTTAATTCTTTGCCCGTATATATCGTCCCAAGTATTAGTATATAATTCATTGTAGTAATCCTTATCGGGTTTGTAGGTGTATAAATATCGTTGGCTATCCAATGCCCCCATAGGTAAAAATTCTAATTGTTGCGATATATCTAATTTATGAGTCCAATCATTTATATTGTTATTATAAAAATCATCTCTTGGTTCAATGAATAAATTTCTATCGTTTGAAGTATCGCTTTCAACATATAAATTAAACATCTTTACAATTGACATAAAGAAATCTTTTTGCTTAATCTTTTTAGGTATTGCCGAAAACATATCAATTGTATTGCCTTCATTATATACTGTATTCACCACTTCATTTTTAAAAACCCCGTTTATCATTTTTAAATTAACATCGCCTGTGTAATATGTTCCTGGTGTTGTTGCATCTTCAAAATGTTCTGAATTGCTAAAACTTGAGGGAAGGGAAGAATAAGGATAGAGTGCAAATTTTGCCCTTAACTTAATTTTTTCACCCGCCAACATCGGGATATTTGTCGCACTTAAAATGTATTTATTAGGGGGATTAAATTGTTTATTAGTTGCCGAAGTTATATCAGACCTAAAAACATTTCCCGAAAACACGTAAAAGTTTACCCCCTCTAAATGTTCATTACTTGGGTAGGTTGGAACGGCTTGGGTTGTTACTGTTGTATTTGCGGGTATGGTTGTTGTTTGGTCGTATGTAATTTGGAAATTAACCGAATCTAAATTAGTAAATACAACCCCCGCATTATCTGTTTTAACCATTAATAAAACACCAGCTAAAACACTTTTAAAAAATGTATCGTTTGTTGCATCCCCGAAAAATTCGCCTTGCAAATCTGTTATAAATTGAAAGTCATAATTTCCGCTTTCGGGTGCTTCAAATATTCCCGTTGCGGGTGTGTAAACATTACCCGCATCGTAAACCTCGTTAGTGCAACGAATTAAATTTGTAGGCAATAATGAAGGGTAAGCCCCCGTAGTGTTAGGGACGTCAATTGTATTTGTTCCCGTACTATCGAAAACGGGTGTATTAGCTTTAAATATTCGGTTTTGTATAGCGTTAAAACTTAAACCAAAATCTAAGCCCCCAAATGGTATTATTAATTTATTAAATGGTGTGGATGTTAAAAACGAACTTGAGTAGGTATATCCCGCCTGTGTGAACATTCTGTCCAAATAATCTTTAGCATAAATTGAAGGGAACATTTCATCAACCCACCAATCAACCAAACCCGTATTAAAGCCATAATCTACAATCGGATAAACATAGCCCGTTGTAGCCGTCCAAGAAGCTTGTTGAATTGCTAACGTGTAATCGTGGTCTAAATCGCCCCATAACATACCCACATCGTCTAACTCTTTATTCCCTAAATCAGAAACAAAATCGCCCAACCTTCCTACTATTGTACAATCGTAAGTAACATCGTCATTGTCTAATGTGTTTATTTGCTTTAATTGTAAATAACCATCAATATTAATTTCGCCATCAACCAAGTAAACAACTTCGGTTTTTAAATTTGGGTTGAATGTTTGTAAATCTAAATTAACTTCAAATATATGCTCGAATTGTTTATTCAATTTCTTTGAACCAGGCAACGTTATTGTTTTCGAATAATCCGCTTTTCGCGTGTCGGGTTTAGCAATATCCGAAACGTTAAACGTTAACGATGGGTTTAAACTTTCGATTAACTCAATACGTTCGCCATTAATATATAATTCTTCCTTTTGCATTTAATACCTTTGTCTATAATTATCCATTCCAAATTCTAACGTTAATTCTAAATTAAATACGCTATCCGTATCGCTTCGCTTTTCTTCCCAATTGCCATCAATGTTTTGTATTGCCACACGTTGCCCGTTTTCATATAGATAAATTTCGGGGCTTTCAATCATTTCTAACAACCAATTAAACGTAGCCACATCAACCCAATCAGATGTTAGTTTAATCTTCGGCATTGATTTAGTATAATATTGAACCTTTTGCCTGTCGTTTAAATTGTAATCAATTACACCACCCGACAAATTATCGGCATTTTGTTTGTAGTATTTACGTTCAATTGTTTCGGTTCTACGGCTTACCTTTGTAAAGTTAAACCCATCAAACCCACCTAACGAATTTAAGAACTCTAATCGCCTTGTTTCGTACCTACATTCGCTATCTACGTTAAACCAAATTTCTTCGCTTACTTGCGTTGAACTTGTTTTTAATATTATTTTATACGATGTAACCGAAGCCGTTATTATTGGTTGGGCTACAACCCCCACGAAATCGGCTGGTAAAATATTATTAATTGTATTTGGTGCAAATGGTATTTTAATCATCTTAATTGACGATGCACCTATTGAATTAGTAATTGAATTAATTGAAACAACACCCCCCGCACTATCGTAGGCGGTTATGTCTGCAAACTCTATCGGGTCTGTTGCGTGGTCTAATAGGAAATATAACCATCCTTCATCGGTAATTTGCACCTTTTGATTTTTTGGGTTGTTTGCACTAATTCCCTTTGGTGCGTTGGTTAACCATTTACGAGTTATTGCGTTATCGGTATAATTCAAATAATAATTGCTTACTTGCCAATCATAGAAATTTAATGTTTCGCCCCTATAATTTGGTAAGCTTCCGTTGAACGTTATTATTGTTTTAATCACTTGGTCGGGGTCTGGTGTTAATACCCCCGCCACTTCGTATTCTTCACCTACTTTAATTGTAAATTCTTTATAACTTTTTACGTTATCGGTAAACCCTCGCCCCGTTGTTGTTGTATCTATGTTACCGAAATTGGTTGATAAATAACTTTCACAAATCCCTTGCACATTTGAACGACCATATCCGTTAGGGTCTGCGGGTACTTTTAAACGACCTAATAATGTTGCCCCGTCATAAACATCAAACAAGTATTTAAATCGTGCCGTTGCCGTTTGGTCGCTTGTTGCTACGTATTCAATCGGGTTGTAAACAGTTCGGTAATCTTGCGGTTCGTATGTTATGCCTGTAATTGCCATTATTTCTTATTAAATAGTTTTTTAATTCCTTCCGTTGTAGCGTTAACCCCCGCAGTTCTTAAATCGTTTTCTAATTCGTTAAATATTGTTCCTGTTGTAATGTTGTTATATGCCTTATCCCAAAAATGATTTGCTTTAACACCTTTTTTAAATATGCTTTCACGCACCGCAAACGGGTTTAATCCTTTAAGATAACTCCATTCTTTTAACGCACTAACGGGCGGTTTTAATTTAGTATAACTATATGGACTTCCTGGCGCTCTTTGTCCGCTTTCTGTTCCCTTTACACCCTGATTAATATAATCGTAATAATCCAACATCGACAACGTGGCAACAAACGAAGTACCAAAGATTTTAACAGGCATATTAATTGATTGCCTTAAATTGCCTTGCGTTCCTTTACTTGCGTTTTCATCTAATTGCTTACGGGTTTCGGCTACTACTCGAATGGCTAAATTGTTCATAACGTCCCCAATGTTTCGGGGGTTGTTTATTATCCCTTGACCCGTTCCCGTTGTGAACCCTACCAACTCATTATATGACGTATTGTCAGCCATTATCTACGCTTCAATTTTTGCATCGCATCCCTTTGTATTTGTGCTTCAATATCCTGTTTATCTTTAAAGTAACAACAAATATTTAATGCCTTTATTACTTCCCAATCTAATATCTCATCCCACTTATCAACCCTACTATTTGTTAGGTTGTCTAATAAGCCCCACCAACCCCATCGGTTGCTAAATCCGTTTTCACTTCCTTTGTTATCTTTTCCGCTTCCGACATCAAAGAAGTTTTTATAGTTTCCGTTAAGGTCGGATAGCGTTCCCAAAAAAAAACACCAATCGGATAGGCAATTGTAATAGGCATATTCTTATAAAAGTTATTAGCCGTTTCCCGTATCAACTCCCCATCCATTTTAACGCTTTTAAAACCGAATAACGTTTTATATATCGGTCGGCATATAACAGTTAATATTTGATGTAAGTTATTAAACAACACATCTTCATTATCCCCCGCCTTTTGCATAATTTCCATTACAGAAATATACTCACCGAATAACATATTTTTAGCATCAATCTTAAATTCATACCATTTACCACCAATTAAAAACCTTCGGCTATCCATTTCTTTGGGTAAAGGTTCGTTTAAGAACGACATCTTTTTAACTAATTTATGAAAGTCTGGTATTGTTAATTCTCGCACATCTTCACGCTTTTTGCCTGTTAATACGCAAAGTATATTAATTACCTTTTTAACCTCATCCATTTCGGTTTGTAGTATTGGTCGCAATTCAATGTATTGCCCTAAAGTAATATCGTCCCAGCTTGTTGGTATTGTAAGTTTCATTAATCTATATATATAAAATTATTCAATAATAACACGTTTAACAAAAATAAATATTTTCTTGTATATCTTTTCTTTTCTTTTCTTTTCTTTTCTTTTCTTAATGCTTAA